GGAAGGTTTATGAGTACGCCTCCCGCTGCGCGGCGTTGCCGCGACTTTCGCTACCGTCTGGGTCTTGTCCTCGACAAGGCCTCCCAGGACTTCTCCTCCCTCTTTCCGCATCTTCCTTTGCTGGTCCCACCTGACCCTCGTCTCTACTCTAGCTGTCACGAGCTAGTTGGCGATGTTAAATCTTTCCTCTCCGATGTCGTTTCCGAACGACAAGAGGAACAGATGGCTTTCCAGTCGATTAAGAAGTTGCTCCCCGATTCTTGTCGGTGTCTTGAGCAATCTCTTATTCATAAGGTCGCTGCCACTTTCTCGTCGCCTCCTCCTCGTCTCCCTCGTGGTTACTTGAAGTTTGCTCGGCGCTTGGCTGCGAAACTATTCCCCCGTGGGATAGATGCCAAGTTATACGAGTCGCATGCTTCGACCACGGTCCCGCCCCTTTCCGGTTCTTGCGACGGCAAGCGGTCAGAAGGTGGTGTTCTCGGCACTGACATCGACCATTCCTCTTTTCTGGACGTGGTCTTTGGGCATGCTGCCGCACCAACTGACGACTATCGAGCAGAGCTGACTGTTGTTCAGTCAGCGGGCAAGCCTCGTCCCCTGACGAAGCAACCTTCGGACGCTCTCTGTCTTAGGCCTTTGCACAAGGCCTTTTATGACAGTTTGAGCCGACGTCGGTGGCTTCATCGGGGTGACGTGACCTTCGAGTCGCTGCGTCGCGCCGGATTTTCCGCTCCCCGCCCCGGTGAGGTTCTCACGTCGGGGGATTACAAATCGGCTACCGATGGCCTCTCTATTGAGGTCGCTGAGGCTGTGCTGTCGGAGGTTCTTGATCGTTCGGACTCTGTGCCGGACTCTATCAAGGCCTACGCGTTGCGCAGTCTTCGGCCGAATTTGTTTTCCCTCGTTGAAAACATTGACTTCCAGGCTACCCGTGGACAGCAGATGGGTTCTTACCTTTCGTTTCCTCTCCTTTGCTTGCAAAACTACATAGCTTTCCGCTATGCAGCGGAGCAGTTCGGATTGGATTGGCGTCGGGTACCCGTCTCTATCAACGGCGATGATATCCTTTTCCTATCCACTCGGAGTTTCTCTTCGCAGTGGATGGAGTGGACTTCTTCACTTGGCCTGGAGGTTGAGATCACCAAGACCAGCGTCTCTGCCGATTACGGTTCGTTGAATTCGACTCTCGTGGTGCCTTTTTCGGGCTCCTTGGTCGTGGTTCCTACCGTGCGTTTCGGCATGCTGGGTCCCGTTGGTGAACAGGATCTCGCCACTGTCTATCGCGATTTCGTGCGCGGCCTCCGGGAACCCTTGAGGTTCAGGGCCGCTCATGTCTTCTTCCGGACTCACATCTCCCTTCTTCGCTCCTCGTCCTTTACGACGTGGGAGTTGGGATTTCGTGGTCGTCTTGCGGAGAGGATGACTGAACGATTTCGTTTGACAACGGGTGGTGAGTGGATGCTCCGTCCTCTTTCGCTGCCTCAGCGGTTTATCTCTCATTCTGTGACCCTATCTTCGGATAGCGTCGAGTGGGTTGATAGCGCTTCGCTCAGCAAAGAGGAGGAGGGGTGGGCTGCTAGGGAGATCGCAGCTTGGAGGTTTTCCTGTCCTTGGTCTCGAGCTCGTCATGGCTTGATCACTTTTCATGTGATGCTTGCCATGGCTCGGCCTACGGCTCCAGTCTTTGACTGGTGTCGTGTTGCGTTGACTCCGGTGGACAGGGTCGGGGAGTGGCGGCGTTGGATGCGGACGCCGCCGGAGAAGGCCGTCAAGCGGACTCCTGTTCCGTGGGGTTTGTATGAGGAGATCCTTCGGGATCGTCCTCCGCCCCCTTACAGTGAGTTCGACGGTGGGTTAGAGGTCGCGACAGGTGGAGATGACAAGAAAGGAAAGGCGTTTGGCCACTAGTACAAAAGGAACGTGGTTAAATGGGTGTAGTGTGTGAAGGTACCTTGAACTTAGTTCTCGGTGTCCTTGCAGCACAGGGGAAGCCAGCATTGCTCGCGCCTGCCTAAATTGCAGGGTGCATCTCTGGTCGACGACTCTGAAGTCGATCGCGGGGTAGTAGGGCCGTCGTAGACTGCTTTGGTCCGGGGCCGAGCTTTGGATTGGTGTGTACCTCCCTCCTAGAGGGCTTGGATCTGTCCGGGGTAATTGAGTACGCGTGCGCGCCTCTGTCACCTTCGGGATAGGTACTTTCGCTACACCGCCATTCTTCAGAATGGATTGTTATCGGAGACGTAGGCTTTACCCGCCGAACTCCTCATCCGCCTGCAAAGAC